GTAAAAACCAAAACCACCAACACCTCCTGGGCCTCCAGGTTGTGCTCCAAAACCAGTTGTTGCATTTCCGCCATTTCCTCCAGCTCCCGCAAACAAATAAGCACCAATGAAATTTGCGTTTGCAGCACTTGAATAAGTTCCTGATGCAGGACCATCTTCTGCTAGTGCTGGAACAAAGTTTCCGCCACCAGCTGTTCCTGATGAAGCTCCTGTAATTCTACCTTGAGCATCAACTGTGATTGTTGCAACAGTAAATGTTCCCGCAGAAACTGCAGTGTTAGCAAGTTGGTCTGGACCAACAGCGTCATCAGCAATTTTTGCTTGTGTTACAGCATCATCATTTATAGTTGCAGTTATTACTGCGTTATCTGAAAGTTGTGCAGCACGAATTGCATCATCAGCAATTTTAGCATTTGTAATAGCGTCATCTGCAACTTGTGCAGTTCCGATCGTGCCACCTAAAGTATCTAATGATACTTCATTTAAATTTGTTCCGTCAGCGTATGCTGCATAAATTTTTTGTGCGTCAGGTGTAAATCCAGTTCCTGATGCAGTTTTAATTGTAAGGTTTGTTGGATTAGTTACTGCTGTAACATCAAAAATATAAAATTTTTCAATTGAATCTGGAATTGTACAAATAGTTCCTGATGTTGCCGTAATAGTTGCAAATTTTATTACGAGATTTCTTGCATTTGATAATGCACCGTCAGACATAACAAGTGCAGTAGTACCTCCTGCAGATAATGTTACTGATTCAAAACCTGCAATTGCTTGTTGTACTAAATTTAAATTTGTGTTTGTTTTATCACCCCATGTACCAGCGTTTTCACCAGTAACCATTAATTCTAATTTAAGATCAGTTGAGTAACTTGATGCCATAATTTTTCTCCTTAAATATTTTTATTTTACATTAATCAAGCAGCCAAATCAACTGGTGACCAAGTATTTGATACACCAGGATCAATCTCTGCCCATGCCGTTATACTAGGACTTCCAACTGAGGCGGTCATTTGAATGCCCGATACATCAATACCAGCTGTGGCTTCAACTGTTACTTGACCTACTGATCCACTCATTTGTAAACCAGAAACTCCTATTATTTGACCTGGAATTTCTGCGTGTTGTCCTAAAGTTAAAGTTCCTTGAAGACCCGTTGGTTGCTCATTTGTGGATTGTACTAAATTAATACTACCAATAGTAAATGAAGCTTGAATGCCACTTACATCTACAGGAGTTTTTAAACCAGCTACGGTATTTCCAACTGAACCAGTTAATGATCCCGCACTAGACACAGTAACATTTGCATCTGCATCAAAATCTAATGATCCTATTGTAAAGTCAAGTTGATCTTCAGCAGCAAAAACCGTTATGTCTTGATCAATTTGTAATGAGAAACTACCAAATGTAGATGATAATTCTCCTGCACTTGTGACTGATACAGATACATCAATAGATGCAACTGCAGATCCAATTGTTGAAGTTAAACTTTGACCAGTAGCAATAACTGAATAAGCACCACCCCATGCAAGGTTACCCCAAGTTTTTCTACCCCATCCTATTCCCGTTAATTGTGATTCATCAACAGATGCAGCTCCAATGCTTGAGGTTGCTACGTTTCCAGTTACAGGGACACCAATTCCTATGGTTGCGCTACCCACACCTATAGACATTGTTACAGGTCCTGGGTTTTCTATTAGTGCAGAAGTTCCACCAACAGTAGTTCCTTGAGAGGATGTTATTTGAATTCCTGAAACACTTACATCTGCATTAGCAGTGATTGAAACCGAACCTTGGCCTGAAGTTAATGATAGACCTGATCCACCCCAGTCATTTGCACCCCAAGTGGATTGCCCCCAATATTCAGAGCCTGGCGACTGAACTAATACTGTAATGTCAGCCACTAGGCCCCTCCTTTAAATTAAGCTAATCTCAAAATTGCAGCAGATGTTGTGAACGCAGGAAACTGGATTGTAAATGTTCCTGACGTTGCAGTTTTATCTCCACCGAAATCTAAAACAGCTACGGCATCAGTAGTGTTTGATCCACCGTCAGTTGTTGTATTATAAATCAATGCTCCTCTTGCAGTAAGAGTTACACCTACAAATGATAAATCAGCAAAATCAGTAATCGCTACTGATGATGAAACTTTAACTCCTTGGTTTACCAAAGCTTTACCACCTGCAGTGTAACCTGATGGTGATGATACTTCGTTTGAAGTTGTATAGTTCGTAGTTGATTTACCTAAAGTTGCAGAACTTGTAAACATCGCTAACTTGTAAGTGTCAGAAGATGTATCAAAGTCATGCTTACCTTGTAGTAATTCTTTTTTAAAAGAATCACAAATTGCGTTTGTTGTTATTGCCATTTTAGGCCTCCTTTAAATTATTGGTTTGGAGAAGGAGATGGCACAACAATTCTTGGTACACCATCATCATACTCTCCACGTCTTCTTCTACCCATTTGTTGTAGGGCAAAATTCTGTACCTCTTCAGTATACTTCTTTTGGTAAAGGTTGTATAGATTATCGGGTCCTTTTAGAAAACTAAAAGCCTCTGTTAATACACCATGCAACAACATAGTCTCTTGATGTTGAGAAAGATAAGTATTGTTTGTACTAGTAAAATTTGGTGGTTCTTTAATATAATTTATTTGCACTGTTGCAGCTGTGGCAGGAGTTGGTGCTACTAAAATAATATTACCTGTTTGCACATTATCTTCCCAATTTGCAAAGTATTTTGGGGTTCCTTGAGCACCACTGCTATTAAACTCAGATATAAAACTTGTGTCTCTTTTTTCTAAAAAAACTCTAGTGCCTCCATCTATAACTTGAACAGACCTAATTATTAAGGCATCAGATGGTAAAGAAACATATCTATTACCTGCAGTAAAATTGGAGGTAGCATATTTTCTTAAATCATCATAATCAACCTTACCAGCTACATCTAATTCAACTGCTCTAATAAAATCTTGAATTATTGAGTCACTTAAAACATTAGCATCAACCTCTGTATAATTTCTAACTTGTGTTAAAAAATTTGAATGAGTAATAGCCATTATGAAATACCAATCCTTACTGAACCCATTTTAAATAAAAGCTCTCTTCTTCTATTTTGCAAAGATGGATCTTCTGGAATCATGCTATGTATTGTAGTCGTTATTCCATTTGTTGTTACATTAAATTCTTGTGTTTTAAATGCAAAGTCTCCTGGTAATGATAAATTTGCAACTCCAACAACAATACCACCAGAGTCTGAAATAGTGGTATCATTTGAAAATTTTTGTGATGGTTGTTGAAATTTCATTGATCTTGTATTTTTTAAAGCAACGGCATCAGCTTTATGATATGGTGGATCTAATTGAGGATGTTTAGCTTCAAACTCAGATATATGCACTAAAGAACCATTCCATTCTTTAACCATTTCTTTATAAGGAAAAGCCATTCCTGATCTATCAGATATAGCTTTTGATCTTTTACCAGTTGCGTATGACATTAGACTCCATCTCCAAAATAAGTTTGAGGAGATATATAAACAGATGCTCTTTGACCATCTTCATTTAATGCTCTTAATAATTCATCCTCGTATAATTGTTTTAATAATTGAATTCTATCTGGTGCTCTTTTAACAGATAAATAATATGCAAGTCCTGAACACATACATGGTAGGAATCTATAAACAACATCAGCTTGATTTGTATAAATACCAGCATCTTGAATTCTATCTATCGAATAAAATTTTAACGTTGTGTATGTTGTTGCATCTGGTGCTAAATATAAAAAAATTTGTGGTGTGGTTTGTCTATCAACAAAATACTGTGAAGGTTGTCCAGTTTGTAATTTATTTGGTAAAGCAGCGTATGCAGATCTATCAATTTTTGTTAAAGAGATATCATTGGTTGATGCAGTGTTACTTGCTGCAGCAGTTGTTGAGATGTAAGCTTCTAATACATCATTTACACTTTGATTTACTGCGTATTGTGCAGTGCCTGCCACTAGTGCTACTTCATTTAAAGATACTTTCCAAAGATGAATTCCTCTGTTGCCCCACTCAGAAAATAAAAGATTTAAACTTCTTCTTGCACTACGTAAGTCATTCCCACTATTAGTCCGCATACCACATCTCTCGTATGCTTCTTCAATAATATCATCGATATTTAAATCGAATGCTGTAGTTCCTGACGTTGCCATAATTCATTACATTAAATCTTTGTAATAATCCAAAGACTTTCCTGGTACTAATTGTTCATCTTGTAAACCCATGCCTGATGTTCTAGCTGCACCATAACCTCTAACAGATTTACCCATAGATGCTTTAATTGAAGCATCTGAAACTTGTAAGTTTCTTTTTTTCTTTATTTCTTCTTCTCTAACTTTTTTTGCAGCCATACCTACATTAGCATACATCATTTTACCTTTTTTAGCTTTCATATTAGCTTCGATGGCTTTTCCTCTTTTTTTCTCGTAACTAGACAACTTACCATCTTTATCTAAGTCAGCTTTTTTTGGG